TATCAAAATCATAATATTCATCTAAATTTTCTGTATTAGTACTCACTTGATACACTCACCACCTTTTCTATTGATACTTCTCCTTCTATTGTGTCAACTACAAATGTAGTTATAATATCTTTTCCATTTTTATTAAATGTAAAGTCTTTTACATCTGTAATTCGATCATCTTGCATTAGAGCTTCTTTTATAACTCTTTCGAGCTCTGGTATCACATATGTAGATGGCTCTCCTATTAGATTTTTAATTTCTATTCCGATAATTCCACGAATATATTAAGTAGTCATATCTTTCTGTATTTAATATTTTATAAATTGCTTGTTTCATTGCATCTTTTCCATCACAGTATCCTGTAATTGTGTTATTATCAGTGTTTAGAAAGTATGTCTTTGTTGGCTGTGTCTCTTTTTCAAAATCTTCTTTTAAGTTATCATTATTGTTTGGTATCAATAACTTCACCACCTAACTATTGTAGACTTTATCTAATACTATATATTTTTGCCCTCCTGCTTGCTGCAATAAAATTACTTTATCATTTTGCTTTAGAGCATTATTTATAGTAATACTCTTTGTTCCAACAATACTATGCATATGACCTAAGTCCTTTGTGTATTGTTATGTTTCTAATGCTGAAGTAACTTTATTAGTAATTTTAGCATTATTATCATTTGGGCTAATACTAGAGTCTACATTTATATTTCCACTAATACTATGATTATGGTTTACATTTTGATTTACTTTGTTTGTATTCCATTCTATTGTTGCTGTTGTTGTATAATTAACAACATTTTTTGTTAGTATTAGAAATTCTTTTGTTAATTTTAATTTTTGCTCTACTGTTATTTCGAGTGGATTAGCACTCGTTACAGTTCCAAATAAAACATTACAAGGAGAGCTTTCATTTAGCACTCCTTGCACAATTTTTTTAACAGTTTCTATCAAGTCTGCCATTATGAAATAAACTCTCCTCCTCTCAATGTTAAATCCATAAAATGCTCATTATTCTTAAATACATGTTTCACTTTTTCTACTAGCATAAAATTTTGAATTTTTATATCTCCTAGATCCATTTGAACAATTACTAATGAGCCTCCTCGCACTCTTATATCTCCTATTGCATTTTTTATTTGCAATTTTCTTGTTTTTTGGTTATATAATTTTAGTAGTGCATCTACTTTAGCTTGCCCATTAGTATTTTCATCAATGGTATCATAATATTGAAGTACTACCCATTCATTTATATGCGAGGTGTCTTTTGCTATATATACTTCTCTTTTTCCAGTTTTCTCATTATCATATGTAAGTTTAATTTTATTGTAAGTATCTGAATCAATAGAAGATGTATAGTCAAAGTTCTCTCCAGTTTCTTCATCTATTACTAGCCCTAATTTCATTCTTTCCAAACTTTTTAAGCATAGTTTTCCAAAGTCATCATATAAAACATAGATTTCTCCACGATTTTGTGTTGTTAAATCTAAAGCATTTTGAACTATATCAAATAGTGTTTTATTGCTTTCTACACGAGAAGCAATTAAATATCCAGTTGTTTCTAGCATACCAATGTTTAATAAAAAATCATTGGCCAACATTCTTACTAATTGATCGGCAGTTTTATTTGTATAAACATATGTATCTTTATTTTTGAAATATCTCAGTTGATCATATGCTGTTACAGTTATTATTCCGCTTTTATCTCTCTTTTTGCTAAAAACAAAACCGGTAAAATATATTTGTATTATTTACAGCAAATCTTACTGCATTTCCCTCTGTAAAATTGATTATATTATCTTTTACTACTTTAAAAGTTAATTTACCTGGTGCATTCTTTCTTTCTGTTTCCCATTGGATATCTTCTTCTATAACAGGAGCAAATACAGCGGATCCGTTTTGTATTAATATCTCACTACTTATCATTTTTTACCTCCTATTATGTAATTGTTAATACCTGCCCAGGATAAATTAAATTAGGATTCTTTATTTTATCTCTATTAGCATTGTATATTTTAGTATATTGATTTCCTTTTCCATAGTATTTTTTGGCTATATTCCACAAACAGTCTCCTCTTTTTACAGTATAAGTTCTGCTTGTTGTTGCTGGTTTAGGTGCTGTTGTTGCAGGTCTTGCTGGAACTTCTACGGCTATTGGTTTATATTGTTTTATCTTTATTTTCATTGTCTTTGTAGAATATTCCCTATATTGCTTTAATTTTATAGTAACTATAACATCAAAACCTTCTCCTGCATCTTCTTTTATTGTATATTCTTCTAATGTTACTTTCATATTTGTATCGAATAAAACTGTTCCATTTGGTTTTCTTCTTGAAACGATAAATTGAAATGGTTGCATATTAACCTTTAATTTCTCAATTTCTCCTAAAAAATACTTAGCATCTCTATACCCATTTTTATATACTGCAAAAGGATACTTAACATGTGGAATTAAAATATCAAAAGATACTTCTGATAATCCTGCTTTTTTTATAATATTTATTTCTCCATCATTTATTAAATTTATTGTTTTATTTGCATTTTTTATTTTTACTTGTAGCTTTGATGGTGCTACTGGTAATAATATTTTATCTAAATAAAAATCATACATCAGTTATGCACCCCCTCTGCTACTACTTCCATTTTTTCTTCTAATTTGTCTCCAAGTTGTTCTACAATACCATCTATGTCTAATTCACTATTTATATTGTTATTATTAGTCATATCTACTTTTATTTCAGCAGTTGTAAATCTATTTATTGTTTCTCTTTCTGCTATATCTCTCAAATACTTTAGATCTTCTTCAGCAACATCAAGTGATTCTTTTATACTTCCTGTATCTCCTGCTATTTTTCCTACATCTCCACCCATATTACTAAATTGATCCATATTCATAGCATCTTTGACAGCACTTGTTGCACCTTTTACCCAGTCGTTTCTGTGTGCCACTCTATCCTCTCTTGTTGCGTTAAATTCTATTGCTGTACTTTGAATATCGTTTGCTCCAGCTGTTAAATCTGCCATATATTCTGCTTTATTTTTTTCTATACTAGCACTTACTTCGGACATATCATCAACCATACTTTGCAAATCTTCATTTCTTCTTGCAACATTGTCCATCATTCCCTCTAGTGCATTATCTGCAAAATTCGCATATTCAACTGTGTTTATCGAAACTCCAGGTATTTTGTTTAAGACTCCTATAATTCCGGTTTACAATTCCAACAACACCATTATATAACCATTGGAATATGTATAAAATTCCTACTCCTACTGCTTCAAGCCCAGTTTGGAATCCATAACAGGCTGTTAAAAGTCCATAACATACGCCTAGCATTCCTAACCACATAAATTGTGCTGCAAGTAGTATTCCATAAAAAACTGTCTTACAACCCAACCATAAGGTCATAGCACCTAATCGAAGAGCATCCCATGCATAAAGTATTCCATAAGCTACATCATCATTTGTAAACCATAAATATGTTAAGACTGCAATTAAAGCTATAATAATAGCAATAATCCAAACAATAGGGCAAGCATATAATGCACTATTTAATCCCCATTGTGCTGCTGTTTCTGCCAAAGTTGCTCCTGATGCCAGCATAGCCGCTGCTGCATGAGCAGTTTCCATTGCCGACATTATACCTAACGCAATACTTACTAATCCACTGATCAAGTTAAATGCTACATAAGCTGCTACAATTCCAAGTATTATTGGTGCAAATGGCTCTAATATTCCATATAACCAAACCATACCTTCTATTAATCCTAAAACAGCCTGTGAGGCTACACTTATAACATTTATAAAACTTTCAAAAGCAGCTTGTACTTTTTGATTATTAGCAAATTCATTTATTTTCTTTAATACAGGTTGGAATGCCTTTAATGCTATATTTTTCATTTTGGTCCAAATTTGGCTCCATGTCATAGGCATTTTTTCAAATGCTGCATTTGTTTCATCGGCACTAGCCAATAACGCATTTTTAACAACCTGAGCTGATAACTTACCTTCTTTTG